GATAAAAATTTAGGGCGTTAAAGTCACGAAGTCGCCAGCGTGAAAGGAGTTTTTAGTATGGTAAGAAACATTAATTTACAACTATTTGCAGATGAAGGATTTGCAGAAGTTGCGGGCGTAGAAACAACACCTGTTGCCGCCGAACAGGAAACAACAACAGAGGTAATGACAGAATCCTCAACTGAAAGTGCTGGGAATGAAATCAGTGAGGGCGTAAAACAAACACAGCCTGCCGCCGAGGTTGATAAAGTTGAGAAGGCTTTTGCCGCAAGACTTCAAAAAGAAAGACAGAAAATTGAGGTCGAAGCAAAGCAGAGGGCAAGAGATGAATGGATTTTAGAACAAGGCTATGAGTGGAACGGGAAACCAATCGCTACAGAAGCCGAGTACAAAGAAGCCTTGCGAGAAAAGGAACTAGTTGAACAGTACCAATCTAAAGGACTTCCAGAAGAAGCCGTTCAAGAACTTGTCGAAGGTAAGAAATTCCGTGAAAAGTATGAGTCAGATGTTAAGGCTAAACAAGTGGAAGAACAGCAAAAAGCAGATTTAAAAGACTTCATAACAATGTTCCCTGACGTGAAACCAGAAGAAATTCCTATTGAAGTGTGGAAAGCGAACGCAGAAGGTATTCCTTTGAGGTATGCGTATTCTGAACACGCCTTGAAGCTAACAAAAGCAGCAGATATGAAGGTCAAAGCCAACATTGAAAATGCTCAATCTTCTATGGGCAGCGTTTCAACTGATGGGGTTAATACAGTTTTAACAGCCGAAATGGTTGAAAACATGACACCGCAACAGCTTACAAAAAGATGGGGCGAGGTTAAAAAAATATTCAATATGAAATAAGAAAGGATGAACTATTATGGCAATATTAACATCAATTCCAAAGTTGGTAAGTACGAAGATACTTATGACTTTACAGAACAACCTAGTAGCAAAGAAAATTTGTACTATGGACACAGGCTCAGAAATCAGGAGAATGGGGGACACTGTAACATTCCCTGGCTTGGCTAGACCAACAATAAGTGCATACGCAGGAACTATCAGCCCAGAGACCCTTGAAGATGCAGGACTTACTTTGGTTATAGACCAGAAGAACCACTATGCTTTTTATGTAGATGACATTCAAGCGTTCCAGAGCGTAATCGATGTAAAAGGAACATCAGTTGAGGAGGCGGCTTATGGCTTGCAGAACGCAGCAGATGCTTATGTATTAGGGTTGTACGCAGGAGCAGGAACAACTATTACAGCTACAGTATCAGAAACTATAGCACTTTCAACTACATCAACAGTTATTAGAAAGCTAGAAGAAAAGAATGTAAAACCTAATAACAGATGGTTGATAATTCCACCTTGGTACAAGGAAAAACTTATGCTTGCGGGCGTGAAGTTCTCAGTCAAAGAAGGGTCAGGCGCAGGAGATGGCATTGCTTGGGTCAAAGAGTGGGATACAGATATTTATGTATCTAACAATCTTACAACCTCAGGTTCAGAAGGCAGCTGGAACACAAAATGTTTAGCTGGTTCGTACAATTCCATTGTATACGCAGAGCAAATATTGAAATCCAGATTCATTCAAGATGTACCTGGTGCATTTGCTGCACAGTGTGACGGACTCCATGTATTTGGGGCTAAGGTTATTAAACCAGAGGAACTTGTACAAATCAATGCTACACAGGCTGCAGCTAGTAGCAGCATATAACACATTAACATAGGGAGCGTGAAAACTCCCTTTAATTTTAAGGAGGTATAATAATATGGCAGTAGCAGTATCGAATTCAACAGTGGTAGCATTAAACACTGTAACAGCAACAACTAGAAACCTTGCAACAGCGGACACAGATTCTCTTGCAGAGGTATTCACTATTACACCCACTAGACCAGATGGGAAGGTAATTATAGTACTAGACCTTGACAACCTAGTAGCTACAGCAGCAGCAGATGCTGATGCAACATTTTCAATAGCAGCGGGCGATTTTTGGGCAGGAGCAGCAGTGACAGGCACAATTACCAAGTCCACAAAGAAGATTATCCAAGTGGAAACAGCTAAGGTATTGCAAAATGACGGCACTATATTGTTGACATTGACACCTGGTGCGGACGACAAGTTAAAATCCAATCACGCAGCAGCAATAGAGGTATTTGAACTTCTATAAAACAACTGTAAAATCTGAAAAAGGGGGGTCCTCGGACTCCCTTATTCTATTGAGGTGAAAAAATGATTAAATTTTTCGGAGAACCATTAAGAGAAATTAAAAGTAAACAATCAGGCAAGGTCATGTTCAGATTTGACACAAAAGGCGAATTTATAACAGATGATCTAATAATTATTGACCGAGCAATGGGGTATTTTGATTATATGCCTATGAAGGCAGAGCCAACAGGCAAGAAAATTGCTAAAACTTTTGTTGAGCCGACTATCAAGATAGAAACAAAAAATGACAAAGAGGAAATATCAGAGCAGAAAAAGACATTAAAATGCAAGTATTGTGAGTTTGAAGCCGACAACATGGGCGTTTTGATGCAACATTATAAAGAACATAAAAAGGAAGGTGGGCGTTAATGACAAGTGTACTTGAATTACAAGCAGCAAAAACAATAATAGGCGCATCAGGTCAAGTAGGAAGTATGGCAATATTACCTTTAGACGTGGACAAAGTTGTAACAACGGCTAATATGAAAAATGGCGCTTACACTATAGCAGCACAACCTCCTGCGCCTTGTAGAATAACAGCCACAGTAACCGCAGCAGGGGCAGCCGATACAATGGGAACTTTGCTCATAGTGGGTACCGACAGAGATGGAAACGCACTAAGTGAAACAATTATACCGGTAGCAGGGTCAACAGTATCAACAGTTAATGTTTTTAAGACAGTAACCTCAGCAACAGGCGCAGGCTGGACAATTGGAGAAGGAAACGACACTATCACAATAGGCATAGGCGCAGTATCAACTCAACCACTTTATTATGAAGCAGACACAGACAGAGTTGTTACTTCAACTAATATGAAAGTTGGAGCATACACAGTTGCAGCACAGCCACAATATCCCACAACTATTACTGTAACAGCAACAGCCGCAGGAGCAACAGACACAATGGGTACAGTTACAATAGGCGGATTTGATGAAAACAACTCGCCAATAAGTGAAATCATAATTCCAGTAGCAGGAAGTACAATTGCAGGAACAAAAACGTTTAAAACTATCTTATCAGTAGTAGGCGCAGGATGGGTTATAGGTGAAGGTAACGACACAATAGTTGTAGGTGTTTCCGCAAAGACCTTGTTATCAACCTATTATATTTCTCACATTCAGATTACAGCAGCGGCAGTAGCGGCAGCACAAACAGCACAAACAGGGTTTTATATAGCCGATTTAACACAGCTTACTTCAATTCCTGCTGGCTCTTATGCTACAAGACTTACAAGCATAAACCTTACAAGCGGTCAAGGAATAGCTTACCTTTCGAGCATATAAGGCGGTGATGTAATGTTTACACCAGGATATAGTCAAGCCATGGGAAACAGTAACGTTATGTTTACATTAGAGGGTGGACTTGCGGTTAAGATGATAAATAAAACAGGCGGTGCATCTGTAAAAGGCACTGTTGTAGACCCGTACGAAGCAACAGCAATAGACGGAGCAGTCAGGAAAATCGTTAAGGATATACCCGACCCAATTGGCGTTATTTACGACGATGGTATACCTGATGGACAAGATGTTTGGGTAGTTGTATCGGGCATAGCAGATGTTTATTTTGTGGGTAATGCAACAAGAGGACATTTAGCAAGAGGATTTATCACAGCAGATGGCGCATCTTATGTTGCAGGACAAGCACTAGCAGAAGCATTACCAACAACTCCATTTGCAACGGACAAGCATTTCTATGAAATCGGTCATGTGCTAGAAAGCAGAACAGGCGCAGGACTTGCTAAATGTATCCTGCACTTTAATTAAGGCGGTGAATTATGAGCGTTACAGCTAATGATGTATTTTTAATAACAATGTCGCTTGCGGGTGATTTAGATGAGAATGGGGTGCCAGATGATGTAGCGGACTTGATGGCATACACTCCAGGAATTCTAACAGCACTTCAAGCAGAATTAATTCGTTCAGGTGATATATATTCAACTTTTGAGATAGCCTGCAAGCCAGCAAATAACATGCTAGGGTATTCCTCGGGAAATGATTACATTGAAGTACCTGATTCAAGCGGAAACTACACCGTATCGAAAGAATGTAGTGGTTCAGCAAAGGCATATTACTTTGAGGCTTCAAACGATTGCACAGTATACATTGAGGACTATACAGGCGCATGGAATACTCTTGCAACAGTCAATTGCGCTCCAACACTAGGAGGGTACACAGCTTTTAAAGGTATAGTTACACCAACGGCAGGGGCAACAAAGTCAAGATTGAGATTCACAGGCACATATAGATTCATTTTCACAAATTATGCACTATTCAAAGAAGCTTATGCTTCAGTCAATGATGTTCCAATTTACAGGCCATGGTACAAAGTAGAGATGCCGACAGACTTCAAGAGCATAGAAACGATAGTTGAAGAATACCCACAAAGGCAGTATACCAAATCAGCCGCTTACAAGTGGGAAGGATTCAAGGATCTTTATGTCAATTACTACTTTGAAGGAAATATCAGGATAAAATACAGACCAGTTCCGTCAACAGTAACATCACTTTCAACAGTGCTTCAAGTTGATGATGTGACAGCAAGGTCAATATTGCCATGGGGTTTAGGTATGGAACTATACAAAGATGCAAGTCAGACTAAGTTTACTTATTTCGAACGAAGGTATAGAGAAATGAAAGCACTATCTATGTTGAAACAACCAGCATCAGAAAGTGTGATTTTAAATGTTTACGGAACAATTTAAGGGGGTGTTACCCATTGTCAGAAACTAAAATTCCAATCAATATAAATGCATTTTTGGGTCTTAATCAGCAAGGTAATACCCAACTTAAACTTGGAGAAGCTGAAATAATGGATAACTGGCGGCTAGTAGACGAATACAAGCCAAGAGTTATTGAGGGTTATGCACAAGATTTTGCAAGCATAGGCGCAACTAATATTCAAGGAGCATGGAAGGGCAAAGTAGGCGGTGCCGATAGATTCTTATTTTCACATGGCGGTCATATATACCGAGATTTGAGTATAAGCGGTACTGTTTACGATGCTCTTGATGCTGCGACTTATAACAATGTTGATGTGGTTAAAACAACAGCATTAAGTGGAGCAGAAGCAGGGAGCGTTAATGTCGACAATGTTGTTATTCTTAAAAACAAAAGCGGTACACAGCTTACAGAGGTAGCACTTGCAAATGTTGATAATGTGGCAAGTGTAGGCAAGTTTTATTTTGATGCAGATGAAAAAATATCGTTCATAATAACTAAGGGCGCATATGCTAACATAGGAGCGGCAAGGACAGGCTTAGGCACTTCAACAGGTTACTATAGAATAGGTGCATTAACTGATGCTAAAACTAACTTCTTTTATTTTGATGGATCAGTTTATATTCAAAATGGTGTCGAGTATAAGAAGTGGGCGGGAACAGGCGCAGTAGCAACAGTTACAGGTTATGTACCAATTATAGCTACAGCAACACCACCAGCAGGAGGCGGCACAGCTAACGAAGTAATTAACACGCTAACAGGTGAAAAAAGACAGTGGTTTAGTGGTGATGGTGCGGCAACAGAATATATTCTTGCAGAGCCAAATGTCGCTTCTATTGATTATGTTAAAAACTTAGTAACAGGCACTAACTATACTTTGACAACAGAATATACAGTTGACATTGTGGCAGGAAAAGTTACGTTTATTGCGGCTCCTGCAAATTTAGTAAATAATGTTGAAATCAAATGGACAAAAGGCACAGGTTCAAGAGCGGTTATAGAAGGCTGTAGGGCAACAGTACTTTACAATGGCGAAAACGACACAAGAGTCTTTATGTGGGGTAATACTACCAACAAAAATAGGCGGTACCATTCGGCATTAGCTGATGTAGGTAACACAGGGTTTGGAGTTCCTTCGGCTGAATATTTCCCTGCAACAAATTATTATGACATTGGCACAAGTGAATTTTTAATAACAGACATAATCAAACAGTACGATAGACAAATAATATACACCGATGGCGGCAAGGCTTTTTTCTCTTACTATGATTCAGGTCCTACATTCCCGGTCTATCCTTTGAATGATTCAACAGGTAATGTTGCTTTTAGACAGGCACAGCTTATACAGAACAATCCATTTACAATATACAATGGCGTGTATCAGTGGACTTCAACCAACGTAAGAGATGAAAGGAACGCTACTTATATGAGTAACAGAGTTCAAAGTTCACTTGGTGAAGTAGATTTAACAACAGCTATAACTTTTGATAACGAAAAAGCAAGAGAATACTGGTTATGTGTTGGCAAGACTATTTGGGTTTATAACTATAGGTTAGACTGTTGGTATAAGTTCGTGTTGCTTCATACTCCGACTTGCTTCATCGAAGTTGACGGAGTTATATGGTTTGGCACAAGTGGCGGACAAATAATGAAGTTTGATGATGAATTAAGGTCGTTTAATGGAAGTAAAATCAAAGCTGAATTATACCTAGGCTTTACCGATGCAGGAGCGCCAAATAGAGTTAAATATCTCGATGTTTCCCACATATCAGTAAAGGCAGAAACTCATGTCAGTCTTAGCGTAAATTGGGAAACAAACAACAAGATTGCCAAAACTGTACCTAAAGAAATAGGCTACAATAACCTAGACTATGACGACATTAACTATGATGATTTTGGGTATAGTGGGAATTATAATCCCCAGCCATTCAAGGTAAAAACAAAGTCTAAAAAGTGGGTTTATTTCAGGTACATATTAAGCCTTGATTCAGATTATTATACTTGTCAACTTTTACAAATTACATTTGAGCCGCTTATAAGTGGTTATTCAAAATAAAGGAGATGCAAATACATGGCTTTAACTAAATTAACAGCAGATGTTAATATACATCAATCGAAACCAGATACAGTCAGGGGAGATGCTGCGGCAACTAAGGCATACTTTGACAAGGCAGCAGCGGATATTAAAACTTATGTAAACGATACCTTGACAGTTGAAACCGATGCACTAGATGCACAGAATGTAAAAATAACAAGTAATCAGACAGTCGCAGGGGTCAAGATTTTTCCGTCAAGTCCAGTAGTACCGACACCGACAACAGATATGCAAGCAAGTACTAAAAAATATGTTGACGATACAGATTCAACAAGAAAAACATATGTTGACGATAACTTTACAACTAAAAATGAGATTACTAACGACAGAAAACTATCTGCAACAGGTAACTTTACAGGCACATGGCAAGGGTTTACACCTACACAAACAGACCCAGGTATTCAAGCGGTAGTTGATAGCCATACTTCGCAATTGGCAGATATGGAGAAGTATGAAAAAAATATTATTAGAGATTATGGTGCAATTAATAATACAACTACTTATCCTTTATCAAATAAATACAATACACTTGCATTAGCACAGGCAGCTTATCCTAATGCTGGAATAACAGCGCTAACCCAAGAATTGAATTGGGCAGCTTTTCAACAAGCATTTTACGATGTGACAAATTTAAAGTATCGTTTAACAATCCCAACAGGTAGTTATTATATTAAAAATTCTTTGACGGTTGGTGCTAGTCAAACAGGAAGTGTCGAATATGGTTCAGGGGTAGTTATTGGCGCTGGTATGCAATCAACACAATTATTATTTGACATACAAGACACAATCGCATCTGCTATTGAAGTTATAGGAAATACTCAAAAAATATCGTTATCAAACTTTAATATTAAAAATATAACACCTAAAAAAGGCATAGGCGTTAAAGTGTCATCAGCATCAATACACGTTGAATTAAAGAATATACTTACATTCAATAATTATATTGGATTTGATTTAGCTATTTATGTTGGTGAAATTAATAACTGCATTGCTTCTTATGGTTCTTGTGGTTTTAAAATTAACAATGGTACAGCTTGCACTTATCAGAATTGTTACGGAACAAACAATACCCCAGTTAACGGTTCTGATACCGCAGATTATGCAGGGTGCAACTGGTTTATTAGCGGCATAAGCTATTCTAGTTTTAATAATTGTGCATCAGATAGTGGAAGTTATGCGTATAAAATTAAAAGTGTAGGAAATTTAACTCTTACATTTAATCAGTGCGGAATGGAAGGCTGCACTGATCCGTTTTACATTGATGCTCCAAAAGCAATAATTGCAATAAATTCTCCAAGCATTTTTGAATCAGGAGGTAAAATTGCTCATGTGGAAAATGCACTTTCTGTTGTAGTCAATTCATTATCTGCTGGTGGTGAATTTAAAGTTACAAGAGGCGCAAACGTTGGTGTTGGTGTGGTAAAATTTGTTAATACATCACAAAAGACAGGCAATGCAGCGCTTGCATCAGATGGTCAAACTACCATTGACCGCAGTATATGGGGAATAAATGATTTAGCATATGATGTATGGAGTTATGGAGCTAACGACGGCGCACAAGAAGGCAGAGGAATATTTAAAGGAAATACTTTTGAATTACAACTAATGGTTCCAGGAAATGGGGATTCAGTTACAGCAGAAATAAAAGTTATGCCAAAATATCAATATGGTTCAGATGCACCGAGAGCGGGATATATTTATCTCCATGCATCAAATGATGGTGGGTATGTGCAATGTAGAATTACAAAATTAAACACAGATTTAACGGTTACAAGCACTGATATGACAGACGGTAGGCAACTTTTAATATCTCCATTTATTGGATTAGTAAACTCTACTCTAAGTATAGCGTATTACTATGTTGATGTTGTCCATCACAATATAACAAATGACCATAATTTAAAAAATACAGGGACATATACAGGCAGACCAACTGTAAAGGTAAAAGGTATTGATTATTAATACACAATAGGATAAAAGTACGAACATATCACGAAGGAAGGGAAACCTTCCTTTTTAATTTAGAAAGGAGAACATATGGCAACATGGCAAGATAGACTAAACAGCTACAAAACTGATATAGCAGCAGCACAAGCCGAAATAATCAGGGCAAAAGAAGTGTACGAAGCAAAGAAAAAAGTTGGTGACTTAGCAGGAGCGCAAGCGGCAAATACATGGGCGAATCAAATTAGAAGTGCTGTAGGTAGTGCGCTTGATAATACACAATATGGCGCAGGAGTAACGCTAGGACAAGCAAGAGAAAACTTTTCAAACAGCAACGTGCCTATCGGTACGGGTACTGGCAATGGAATTGTGGGTTCTTCGGGCAACAATGGAAACTTAGGTTCTTCGGGCAACACACAGCCGACTTATGACGTTATGGGTAACATTAAAGCCTTGCAAAAAGCCAAAGAGGACACAATTATATCAGGGTTAACTAATTCAAGGGATAGGGCGTTATCAGGCTTACAGAGGGAACAATCCACGATAAAGCCAATGTATTATGACAAGCGAAATCAGGTAGCAAGTCAGAATCAGATGAACAGACGAACACTGGCAGAAGAACTTGCAAGGCGTGGCGAAGTTGGAAGTGGTGTACAAGATGAAGCTAATATCAGGGCGAATATGTCACTCCAAGGCGAAACAGGAGCGT